CGCAATCAAGTTTTCCAGCGGCGGCGCCCAGGGCATTTTTGAAGGCTATGCCAGCGTCTTCAGCGTGGTCGATAGCGACGGCGACATTATCGAGCCGGGCGCCTTTGCTGCCGCACTGAAAACCCAATCCCGGGCGGTGGCGATGTTCTTCAACCACCGGCGCAATGAAATTCCGGTGGGCAAGTGGCTGGATCTGTCGGAGGACAGCACGGGCCTGCATGTCCGGGGTGAACTGACCCCTGGCAACCCGCAGTCGGACGCCCTCAAGGCGGCAATGATCCACGGCACCGTGGGCGGCATGTCGGTGGGCTTCTCGGCGGCAAAAGGTGACTGCGCGCCCATTGCGACCGGCTATTCGTTCAAAAACGTATCCCGCTTGAGCGAAATCAGCATCTGCACCTTCCCCGCGAATGAGCACGCCACGGTGTCGGCGCTCAAGAGCATGGACACCATTGAAACCATCCGTGATGCGGAGAACTGGCTGAGAGATTCCGCCGGGCTCTCCAAGTCGGAAGCGTTGGCGTTTATCGCCCGCATCAAGTCCGCAGTTCGGAGCGACTCCGAAGGTGGCGAAATCAACGCGATCATTGATCGCATCAAGTCCTTCCCATCTGTAGGAAACTAATTCATGTCCGAATTGGCTGATATCCAAAAGGCAATCGAAACCGCGCAAACGAACATGACCCAACTGTTCGATGCGCAGAAAAAAGAGATCGCCGCCACCGGCGAGATCAGCAAGAAACTGCAAACCGACCTGCAGACCGTCCAGGCCGATCTGACCAAATCCAGCACCCGGCTGTTTGATCTGGAGCAGAAACTGGCGGCTGGCAGCCTGGACAACCCTGAGACCAAAAAGTCCTTCGCCGAGCGCACCGCTGAAGACCTCAAGAAGTCCTGGAATGGCTCGACCTCCGGGAAAGTTGACGTGAAGACGTTCAACAAGGCTTTGGGCAGTGGCGCGGGCTCTGCCGGCACGCTGATTCAGGCTCAACAAAACCCTGGCATTCTGATGCCCGGCCTGCGCCGCCTGACTATTCGTGACTTGTTGGCCCAGGGCCGTACCACGTCCAATGCAATCGAATACGTTCGTGAAAACGTGTTCGTCAACAGCGCCGCATCGGTGGCCGAAGGAACTCTGAAACCAGAGTCTCAACTGACCTTCACCAAAGAAACCGCCAACGTCAAAACCATCGCTCACTGGATTCAGGCATCGCGCCAGGTGATGGACGATGCGCCAATGCTGGAGTCCTACGTCAACAACCGCCTGCTGTTCGGTTTGGCGCTGGTGGAAGAGGGTCAGTTGCTCAACGGTGACGGCACGGGCGACAACCTGATCGGCCTGAACAAGGTGGCCACGGCCTATGATGCGGGCCTGAATGCCGAAGGCGATACCCGCGCAGACCAGATTGCCCACGCGATTTTCCAAACCAGCGAATCCGAGTTCGAAGCCTCCGGCTTGATCCTCAACCCTCGTGACTGGCACGCCATTGCACTGCTGAAAGACGCTGATGGCCGCTACATCTTCGGCGGTCCAGCTGCATTTGCGGCGAAGGTCATGTGGGGCCTTCCGGTGGTGGCCACCAAAGCCCAGGCGCTGGGCACCTTCACCGTGGGCGGTTTCGACCTTGCCTCGCAGGTATGGGATCGCATGGACGCCACGGTCGAGGTCAGCAATCAGGACCGAGACAACTTCGTCAAAAACATGCTGACCATCCTGTGTGAAGAGCGTTTGGCCCTGGCTCACTACCGTCCAACCGCGATCATCAAAGGTACCTTCACTCCAGCTGCAGGCGGCTGATTATCGAGGCGGGGCAGGCAACTGTCCCGGTACCGCAATGACCAAAATTCGCGCACTGCGTCAGTTCTCGCACTATCACGCTGGCAGCTTCGACCAGTTCGAAGTGCGGGTGGTAAAAGACGAATATGCAGAAGCATTGATCGGAATGGGCTTGGCAGAAGACGTCGATGCCGATCCAATCCTGAAGCCAGAGCCAGAGCCAGAGCCAGAGCCAGAGCCAGAGCTCACAACTCCGGTCGACCTTGAGAAGAAAGGCTCGAAAAAATGACCATCACCGTCGCGGATCTACTGTCGATTGAGCTGATGCGCAAGCATCTGCGGGTCGATCACCAGGAGGACGACGACCTGATCGAGCTGTATGCCGAGTCAGCTTTGTCCTGGGCCTTGTGGTTCTGCGCCAACCCCGCATTTCTTCAAGCCAGCGACATACCCGCATCATTCAAATCAGCGCTGCTATTGCTGCTTGGCAATTCCTACGCCGTCCGCGAAGCGGTTGTTGTGGGGACAACGGCGGACAAGGTGCCGCTCGGGGTGGAGTCGTTGCTGTGGTCGTCCCGCAACTTCACTGGCCCGGCCAGAAAGGAGCCTGAGCCATGAGAGCAGGGGATCTGCGGCACCCGGTCGTCATCCAGCACCAAACTACACAACAAGACCCGGCCACAGGCGAGCTGGTAACAGCCTGGGTCGAGTTTGCGCGTGTATGGGCGGCAGTCGACCCGCTCAGCGCCCGTGACCTGATTGCCGCGCAAGCCAGCCAGTCCCAGGCCAGTGGGCGGATCACCATCCGCTACCGCCCGGGCGTGCTGCCGACCATGCGTATCCTGCATCGCGGGCAAATCTTCACAATCATCGGTCAGCCGCTCCCGGACAGAAACTCGGGCCTTGAGTATCTGACCCTTGTTGTCGCTACGGGGGTGAATGATGGCTGACGGCATGCACTTCAATATTCAGGGGCTCAATGGCGTGGTCGACAAAATGCGCACCCTGGGCCCACGGCTGCAAAAGAAAGGCCTGCGCAAAGCGGCGCGGGCGGCAATGAACATTGTGCGTGACGCCGCGAAAGCCAACGCAAAGGCCATCGACGACCCGGCCACCAAAGAGAAGGTGTTCCGCAACCTCATCACTCAGGAGTCGAGCAAGCAGTCCAGGCGCGAAGGCGGAGTGGTGATGCGGGTCGGCGTGCGCGGCGGCTCGGGCTCAAATCAGCACAGCAAGGACGCCTCCGGCAACCCCGGCGGCGACACCCGGCACTGGCGTTACATCGAGCTCGGTACCGAGCACAACCCGGCGGTGCCGTTTATGCGTCCGGCGTTTTCCAGCAACGTGCAGGCGGTCACTGATCGCTTTGTCGCGGTGCTGAACACTGAAATCAACGCTTTGCTGGGAGGCCGCTGATGTACGCGCCGTTTTTCGCAGTGTGCGCCGCCGACCCGGCGGTAACGGCCTTGCTGGGCGTTTCGCCCGTGCGCATCTACCCCTTTGGCGAAGCGCCCGAAGGTGTCGCCAAGCCCTATGTGGTGTGGCAAACGATCGGCGGCAACCCTGAAAACTATCTGGCGCAACGGCCAGATATTGACGGTTACAGCCTGCAAATTGATGTCTATGGCGTGTCCGTGACACAAACCCGTGACACGGCCAAAGCCATCAGAAACGCCATCGAGCTCAAGGCCAATATTGTGCGCTGGGGTGGCGACTCGCGTGACCCGGTGACCAAGTCCTACCGCTACAGCTTCGATGCGGACTGGCTGGTACCGCGCTAAACCAACACTGACCCCCGGCCCGCCTTGAGCGGGCTTTTTCGTTTAAAGGAGACACCCATGTCCGTTCTCACACAGGGCACGCAGGCTTACATCCTCGTGCCGGCTGCGCCTGGTAGCGGCCCGCTGACCGTTATGGAGGTGGAGTGCATCACCACCTTCGACCCGGCGGGCTCACCGGCAGACCAGATCGAAGACACCTGCCTCAGTCAGAAAGAACGCCGTTACAGGAAGGGTTTGCGCACGCCTGGCCAGGCATCCATCGGCCTCAACGCCGATCCGGCCAACGCAAGCCACGTTCGCGTGCATCAGCTTTCCGAATCGGATGACGAGGACAACATCAAGTGGGCCATTGGCTGGGCCGATGGGGACGCGCCGCCGACGCTGAACGCCGCAGGGGATGATTTTGAGTTCCCTAAATCGCGCACCTGGTGCGTGTTTGAAGGTTATGTCGCCGATTTCCCGTTCACCTTCGCGGCCAATGCCGTGGTCGCGTCCACTGTTTCCATTCAGCGTTCCGGCGGTCTCGCCTGGATTCG